TGATAAGTTTCATTATTCGTCCTCTTCAGTTGGTTGTTCATCTGATACTTCTTCTTCCTCTGGTGCTTCTGCATCAAAAACTGATGAGGCAACTTCGGGTCTCAAAGCATCAATACGAGTTGCTGCTTTTGCCATCAATGCATCTTTTATTTTATCAGATACATCACTAGCACTAGCGTCTGTCGCAATCAAATCCACTAATTCTTCCATAAGATTAAATTATAGCAATATGTTTATTTATATCTCTGCTGATTTTGTATCTTTTTGATACTCTGCATCAGTGACCTGTGCTTCTGCTTCTACGTCTGGATCTTGAGGCACATCGCCTAAATCTCCTTCTTGAGGTAATGGTTCACCTGTTATTGGATCAACCTCCGCAGGATTTGGAAGTATTCCTTTTTGTATTTCATCTTCAATCTGCATATCAATTTCTTCTATCTCTTGATCTGTCTGTCTTAAGATTCTCTTTCTTACAAATTCAGTAGAGTAAAACTTACCAATATATGGTTCGATTTGTGCAAGATTGCCTAAACGACCTTGAATCATTTCAGTTTCTTTGAGTTCTGCAAACTGATTATCATATAAGAAGTCATACTGAATATGATCTTCCATCTTATTCCAGTCTTCTGGAGTTACAATATTCTTTAATATTAATTGAGTTTTGAGCATATCATTGAACATATGTGCAAAACGCTTTCTTAAACGACCTACAAATTTTGCAAATTTCAATTCATCTCTTAATATTTCAGATGAACGACCTAAATTAAAACCACCTTCAGCAGCAATTCTTGACTCTGGAATACCTAATGCACGATATAATTTCTTTTGAAAGTATTCAATATCAGAAAGTTCACCAAGATTTTGTCCGCCTGGTAAAGTTGTGATTTCGGTTCCCCGACCACCTTCTCTTCTTGGCAACCAGAAATCTTCCATCATACTCATAAATTTACGGTCATCACGAACTTCTCCAGTTTGTGCATCGTAAACGAGTTTATTACGATAACGACTCATTACCTCTTTAAGATATTGCTCTGCCTTAACTTTTGGTAAATTACCAACATCAATATAGAATATTCTTCTTTCTGGTGCTCTTGATAAACGATAGATAACCAAACTATCTTCAATCATTCTTAATTGATTTAAAGCTTTGATTGCTTTGTGAAGATATGAAAGAACACGATTTTTATTTCGATCTACTAAACCTGATGTGCAATATGTGATTGAATCTTTTGCAATCTTTGTTGAACCTTTACCTGCTTGAGCAATCATCCCTGTTGGATAATTAGGTTTCATTGTATAGATGTAATACTCATCAAACTGAGGATTAGGAACAGTATCGTCTTTTTGATTTATTCGTATATTATTTAAATTATTACCGTTGGTTTTTTTCTCTTGACGTATGAATTTTAATTTCATTGGGTCAATATATCTCAAATCCTTGATTCCTTCTTGTGGATTCTTTTCATCAATTACTTTAAGATAGTATAAACGACCATCAATATACCAATTTCTAAAAATTTCATGTGACTTTTTATCGAAGTCCATGATTTCTTTTAAGTATCTAAACTCTTCTCGAATCTTTTTCTTTATACCTTCACTTGCATTTAAATTTGATAATTCAACTTCAACGGGAGAGTCATACAAATCACTGACTATCGCTTCATTAACAACATCTTCAATGGCACCATCTGCTTCTGGATGCAGAGCCATCTCTCGATATCTTTTAATTAATTCGTGTTCAGAACGATATGCACCCTCAATATCTACGTATTGACCATAAAATCCACTCGCTATATAATTATCAACCCCGTCCTCATTATTTTTGGGGACAGGGCTAACAATATTAGCGGAATTATCTTGTGTTTCCTCAATTGAAAAACCAAAAAGTTTTGCCATTATATTATGAACTTTGTATTATGTTATATTTAGCTGATGTTTTCACCCTGTGCAACAGGACTATCTCCTTTTAGAATTTCAATATACTGAACCTGAAGTTCAACAGTGAATTCCTGAATTCCTTGAGCATCATATGAAAGTTCGATTGGACCAACCTGTGTTGGGAAGGTATCATAGAAACGATACTTTCTAAGTGTTTGTCCATCACGATCAAGTTGGAATACAAATGCATCTGCTTGATAATCAGCAGGATTAACCAATCCAGTGTTATCATTTAACTTGTTAATTGTATTCATCCAGTTCTCGAATGCAGACCTGATTGAGAAGTCTGTATCGTTGATAACTGTAACTGTCCAAGAATCAAATGTTCTGTCACCTGCAATTTTAAGAACCCTTCCTCTGAAAGGAACTTCAATTTGTGCAATGTTTGATGCTGGAAGTCGTGCCCCTTTAACTAAAAATCTTGATTTATCAAGAACATCTTGTGGCGGCTGAGCCGCATCTGGGAATGTGAGGACAACTTCAAACAGATTAGCACGGGCACCGCCACCTGTCAACTTACTCTTAAAGTCGGAAATCGTCCTTAATGGTGGTGGATTGACCTGATTTCTACTAGCCATAGTTGGTTAAACCTCTGTTAATTAAACGGAACCGATTACTTCTTCAAATGCAACACCAGTTCTGGTTGCAACGAAGGTAAGACCAATAAAGTTAATTGATCTTGCTGGTTTGATGAAGATGTCTGCAATAAATTCATTTGCATCAATGACTGCTGCAGTGTTGTTAGTTTCATCACAAATAACAACAAAGTCAAATATTCCTCGATTTGCTTGAACATCTCTAAGGAATGGTTCAACAATATTTACAAAGTTAGTCCTTGTAAGTTCATCGTTGAATTCAAATAGTTGATCTTTCGCTGCTGCAGATATTGCATCTTCAAGGAAGATAAACAATCTACGAACGTTGATACGATCAAACGCTGAAGACTTACCAAATGCTGTTTTGTCTCCAAAAAGAACAATTCCAGCACCAGGTGATAATACAACAGGGTTGACTCTATTTGAATATAGAATATCTCTTTGTTTCTTACCTGGATTGTAGATAAGTTTTACTGCATTTAGTATAGCACCTCTTGCAGTTCCTGCAGGAGAGAACCAAGGGAACTGTTCAATGTCAGTTCTTGCACATGTTCCAGCGATGTCTCCATTCATTGGAACATATCTGAATGTATTATTGAAGCGGTCAAACATATATTTGTAACCACTATCAAATACACCATATGTAGATGATGTTAAAGGACCAAAGTATTCAATGACATTGTTAGTCATTGTATCAATGTTATTAACAGTAACAGAACCTGCAGAACTATCATTCAAGAATGCTTGACGATAAGGTGAAATAAATGCGACTGCATCCTTTCTTGCCTCTGCGACTGCTATACATTTTTGAGCAACTGCTTGAGCATCAGTCTTAGAATGATGAGCAGCACCCATCAATATAAAGTCTACTTCAACGTCCTCAGTGTTTTCAAATAAACCATAACCAGATATTAAATCATCTACACCTGAATTTAAAGCACCAGATGTTGTATAATCTGATTTTCCACCGTAGTTTTTTCCACCATCAAGTGAAGCAGTGAATACACCAGAAGCACCAAATCCTGCACCAGCAGAATCTGCAGCTTGATCCCAACCATTGTCAGTATCTAATGTATTAGTTGCATCTGTTTCAAAACTGATAGTTGTGATTCCAGTAGGTGCACTACCACCGTAGATATATTTGGAGTTAGTTGCAAGATATTTTCTCCAATATGATGTTGATCCAACAGAATATTCACCATCTGTTGCTTTTGATAAACTTAAATGTTTTTCAAGAATTGTTCCAGCATTACCTGTAACTGTTCCTTTATCATCAATTACAACAACGTGAAGTTCATCAAATCTACCGCCTCTAGCAGCAGAATAAGATGATGTTCCTGGTGCATCTGCTAATGCATCCCACTCTAATTTAATAGTATTACCGTTTTGGTCTTTACTTGTTAATTCAATGTTTTGTTGTGAGAACCAGTCTTTCTGTTCAGTATAAGTTTTATCTTGTCCTGAGAACGTTATTGCCTGACCTGCTGTTGTAAGTCCAACTGTTCCAGTTGCAGTAAAGTTATAAACTCCACCAGTTGCATAATCAACAGGTGTAACTGTTCCAGCAGCAGAAACGTGTGAAAGTAATTTAACTTCAAGTGTAGTATCTGTGCTTGCGGTTACAACTCCCTTTACGTAACCATCCAATGTTTTTGATCCAGTAGAGGTTGGTAAAACTCTACCATAAGCAGTTTGAGTAACAGCAGTTCCGACTGGTGTTGTATTACCAGATGGAACAGTCAATATTTGATCTGCTTTTGCGTCTATTATTGCAACTCGGATGCCATTCGCATAAGTTCCAGGTGTTTTTGCTGCAACAGTTACACCAGTGATAGTATTTTCATCATAACCTAACTGGTTGTAATGTGTGCCACTTTTAATTCTTATGCTGGAAGCAGTTCCTACAAAAGCATTTTTTAGACCAACACCTGTTGAAGTGTTGAAATCATCGGCACGAATAACTTGTAAAGTTCCACCGTATGCTAAGTATGAAGATGCAACCATCCAGTATTCGTAGTGTTTGTCTACTGAATATGGTTGTCCAAAAGTTTGTAATAGATCCTCCTCACTTTCAATGAGTTGTGGGTCCTCCACAGGTCCTTTAGTAAATGGAGCAACTAACGCACCAATAGAGCCACTTGTTGGGTCTACTCTACCTATGGTAAGGTCAACTTCTCTTACTTGGATACCAGGAGATGCTAAATTTAGAGGCATCTTGTATTCTCCGATCTCAGGATATTTTTTCTGATATTATTTATTAAAAACTCCATTTTCATCGGGGAAACGGTGCATGAACTACCAATCTGGGTATTCCCACTTATTACTTATCATCTTTTTTGATTTTTTTACTCTTGAAATAGTGCAAGTTTTACATTCATAAGAATATGAAGATTGAATACTTTTATTCTTTCTTATTAAGTAAAAACCATCTATTAAATCTTTTACTTTACCACAAACTCGACATTTACGTTCTGTAAGAACGAAATGACTTACTTCCATTTGTTCATCAAATTCCATCAGAGAACTTGAATAACTCCATTACAATCAGGAATATCTTGCATAATCTTATTTTCAATGCCTTGCTTGAGTGTCATTGCACTCATCGCACAACTTGTACAAGCACCACCTAATCTAACTTTAACATAGTTTGTACCTTCTTCAATCTCTACAAATTCCACGAATCCACCATCTGCTTCAATATATGGAGCGATTTCAGATAAAGATTCTATTACATTACTAGCAGTTAAGTCCATTACATATAATCCCACATATAGGAACGATCACCATATTCATCAGTGTGCCATAAATCACCGTCTTTGTCAACAAATGAGGTATCATCCAAACCATCAGACATAAATCCAAATGGAGCCATATCTTGCTCTATTTGATTCTTCTGTTCTTCATATATTCTTTTTCTTACATCATTATCTGTCATTTCTTTGAAATAATCCTGTGCAACTAACCATGCAAATATCACTAAACACATTGCTAGGTCGTCATTACATCCCTCTTCTGCTTCAAACGAATTATGTTTTTGTGAG